ATTGGTTCGGCAATCTTATCTATATCACTAAACAACATAGTTATTCCATTCTCAATCTTATCAAACTTAAAGTGGCATTTAACTTCGTATGTGTGTCCGTGTATTCTTCCGCATTTCTCACCAGCACTTTTATTTCTATGTGCTGCGTAAAAATGATATTTCTTTTCTATAATCATAAAAAATCTTTTGAGTAATCACTCGGTTTAACAACTAATGCGTTGTGCTTTGTAAAACACAAAACATTATACATCGTTGGTTTATCTATAAATATACTATCCGTAGGTTTTAACTCAAAGGGGTTGTCGTCTATAATCCTGTATATCAAGTGGCATCTTACTTTCATATTTGGACTAACTAAATGCCAGTTGTCTTTATTGACCTCCACACTTACTATGTAGTTATAAAAAGTCATCTCCTCTATCATCTCCGCTGCTGCGGGACTTGTAAGGAACTCCTTTGTAAAGTATATGTGTTGTGTTCTTTCATCTATCTCATTAGCAATTTCATATCTAACGAAATGAGTGAATAACCCACTCAACCTACCTTCACACTCAATACCATACCAATTTTTTTTACCATCCATATATTACATTCATTATTTTTTCTACGTTATTGTCGTTCAATTCTCTATAATACAAATCTACGTCTTGTGCTTCTTTAATCAACCTCACAGCATCTTCAATATCCTTATACCTGTTTTGTTCAGGCAGGTATTCCAAATAACTTGCTCTATCAGGCACAACTGGTATGCACTTATACAACAACGCTTCACGGAGAGTATAACCAAATGTTTCTTGGAAAGCGCAACTTAAATAAACTCTACTTTGAGATAGTAATTTGTAATACTCACTTTTTGTAATACCAATCTTTGTTTCAACATTAGTTGGTAGTGGTATTAGTTTTTCATTTTTCTTTGATGATGTGATGATAAACTTTGTATCTGGCATTTGTTCCACGATTTGTATAAACTCGTTTATACCCTTCTCACTACTCAACCTATGCGGGAATATTACTTGGTCTGTTTTAGGTTCGTAATGAGGGTATAAACCCCACGCATAGTCATTTGACCATACACAACCCGTCACATAAACTTTATCGGGATTGATATTGAAATACTCACAAATAAGTTTCTTATGATATTCACTACCAACACATATTCTATCACATACCATCATATATGTTTGTTCTGCACTATCACTCCATATACCTAACTTTCTAACAAAGTCATATTCATCTGCTCTACCTGCGTGATTGTATCCAATAATCTCAACATCTATATCTTGTAGTTCGGCCATATACTTTATACTTTCTATTCCTGAATAAAAAATATCCGCAACAAAAAACTTATCTCCGCTTTTTACTTTTCCTTCTTGGAATGCTTCAACAACCATAGTAAGTTGTTTTGCCTTGAACCCGATTGTTCCTTCAATATCCAAGAACTGACCTTTAACTATTTCTTGTTCTTTTGTTTCAGGATAATAAACATAATCAAACAACGGCGTCATTATGTCGTTCATCATCGGGGTATATCTCTCTTTGAGATTTTCTATTGGTAAAAAATGTATCATCGGCTTATTTTTGCTCCATTTTCATTATCCTCTAAAACAATAACATAGTCAGCATCAAACTGATTAAGTAGGTCTTCACCAATCATTTCACAACTCATTCCGTTAAACCTTACTGGTTCTGTTCCAAGGTATTCTTTTATTTGTCTCTTCAACATAATAATTTCTATCTCTCTATCACTATCTTCTACCGATTTTGCCAGTTCAATATGAAAGATATGTCTATGTGGGTATTTAAGAAAATCTACATCAGGTATATTACAATTCTCCCAGTTGTGTAATCCTTCTACTTGTAGTTTAACTATAATCTGTTTAATAAGTTTTGAACTTTTCATATGTTAGGTTGCCTTCATTAAGTGCTTCGTTTATTTTTATCATCTGTATAAGTTGTTTCTCGTTGATGATGGATAAGAAAAAGTTTAAGTCATTTCTCTTTGCTACTTTTTGTAATTCCATATTAGCAATAATACTCAACAGCGTTCCTAAACTTTTGCCTCCTTTATGTGTTTCTACGTTGGAAAATATTTTTGGACTTACTTTTAACTTTTCTAATATCTCAATAAGTTTTATATCCATCTTCACTTTCTTTGTAAGAATATCTTTATACGGAACAACTCTCAATCCATTATCATACCACACAATACCTCCATACATCTGCGAACTTTGAGCCCAACTTGAACTATCAACACTATTGAGAGGGAGTTGGAACATCTCTGGATATTTCACATAACCGAGTGCGTGTATCTTTGCTTGTGTTTTCATAAACACATCTTGGTAGCGTTTAACCATCCAATCACCTTTCGTGGTTACTCCACCCGCTACGCATATATGAGGATTGTTTGATACTGCTTGTTTGAGGTATTTGTAATCCGTATCAAACATCGTGAATACAAACATAGGGTTTAACCCTTCATTTAACATGTATTCGTAATTTATCTTACTTTGTTCTTCGTTAGCAATCACATCCAACATAACATATTTCTCGCAATACTCTCCGTATATCTTTAAGAAATTACAATAACTTTCAAGGTTGATATGTTTGTATGCTGTCTTTGAGTTGAATAAAGTAAATGCCCCACTATCAATCATCAGGTTTATAGTACCGTTCTTTGAAGCATCAAATAAGGTTTTTGTAAATGTACCAGACCCTCCCATCCAAGCATAACTAACTAATATGTTGAAGGAGGTATTATTTACAAGCACAACCTGAATAGTTTGATGATAAGAAATTATTTAGTGCATCTTCAATCTCTCTTCTATTACTAACCCACGCTTGGTCTAAAACCACCATAATAAGATTATCTTTATTTGTTTCTGGTAATGGTTGCGGTTCTTCAATATAATCTAATTCATTCCAATTATGTTTTATAACATCAACACCCCAGTCATCTAACTCTACTTCAGTCCATTCTTCATTAAGCATAGTCCAATCCCACTCACCATAACCTACATTATCCTTGATAATAAACTCTCTTTGTTCTTCGTGTGTAAGGTCACTTGCCTTGATGACTGGTATTTCATTCAATCCCGCTTCAATACAAGCCTTCAATCTCATATTACCACCAAGAACAATCATATCATCATTTACTACGACTGGTCTTAATTCCAACATCTTTGGAAAATCTTTTATACTCTTAACGAGTTTCTTAAACTTATCATCTTTTATAACCCTTGGATTACTTGGATTGAGTTTGATGTTTTCAATTTTTACATATTCGCTTTTCATATTTCTTTTTTTAACTGGTTTAATCTATCGTTTAATCTTTTCTGGCATACTTGGTCACAATAATTTATTATCGGGTCTCCATAATGCCGCATGAAAAACTCCGTAACATATGCTCGTTTTTCAGGATTAGCATTTATATCACTAATCATATTTTGTATAATGTTTATTTCTTCTAATGTAACATCTTTAACTACTTGAACGTTTCGTTGAACCTCTTTTGTTATTTTCTGTGCTTGTTGCTTATTCTTACAATTACAGCCCATATAAATCTTTTTTTCTTTTTTCTTTTAGTATTGTTCTAACCTTATTGATGTCCCTTGATAAAGGTGCTAATGGTATTGTTGTTCTCTTGTTGAGTTTAGTTAAACTGCATTCTTCATCAATATACAACTCAAATAATCTGGCATAATACCAATCCTTAACTTTCAATTCTTCTAACTGCTTCCTAACCCAATCCATATCAATTTCTACCTCTTCCTCACCTTCAATATTAGGTAATTCTATATCGTAATCAATTATTTTTGGTTTATCTTTCCTATACGTTGTATAATAAGGACTTGATGTTGATTTCCAGTTATTGATTACAACCCTTGTAAAGTAATATATCTTGCCGCTATCTTCAACTATATTGTTGAACTTATCGTTGGAGATAAGAATATCAATACAAAAATGTAATAATTCATCAACATCATTTTCCTTTGATACTGACTTACAAATTGTTTTAAGTTTATTATAGTTATGACTAAACCATTTATCCACTACTAATAAATACTATTGAAAGTGATTTTCTCAACTGCTTGTAAGCATCTATTCAATATTTCTGCTTGTTCGTAATCTTCAATATCTTCAGCATCTCTGATGCTGCTATACAATCCAAGTTTGAGATAATCACTTTGAATACTTCCAGTTCTTATCAAAGGATAAAACATTCTTAATATATCTTCTGTAAGGTTTTGCTTTTGTGCTTCGCTCCAGTTGAAATAATCATCGCTTGTCCAATCTCTATTATCTAATTCCAAAAGTAGTTTATGTAATTTCGGGTTCATACGCTTATTCCTCATATTACTCAATATCAATAAATCCAAAGAACTCTTTATCCTCCTCTGGTTTATTTTTTTCTTTCTTCAATAAAATCTCTAATTTATTTTTCTTTAACCAATCATTCATTTTTTCTACACGGGTTAAAGGTGATAAGGAACTATCATTTCCTAATTGCCAATCTTCTACTTGTAATTTTGCTTCCATAATTTTTTTTTTATTTGCTAATTTATTTATATCCAACGATAAATAATCTATTTCTTAAATCCAATTATACGGTTCTCCAGCCCCCTTATACTTTCCACACCTAATAAGTTTCCTTGAACCAGTTCTTCTAATGAAATAGTTTTGCCCCATATTCAAGTTATGCTTACTAACCTTTTTTGTAGCAGGTATGTCTTACACCTATTTGGTTTATTCCACCTGTGAGACCCATACTCTCGTTCCGTGCCGATTATACCCTCTGGGCGACATTCAACCTTTTCCTGTCGGCTGAACTACTCTTATAAATATATCCAAGATACACAAAAAACTAAAGGGGTTTATAAAACGTTTAACTATTTTTATATTTGTTTATATGAAAAAGATTTGTTCGTCCTGCGGATTGGAAAAAAAATTGGAGAGTTTCGGTAAGAATAAGCAAGTTCCTGGTGGGCTTGAAAAGAAATGTAAGATTTGTAAAAATCGTTACAATCAAAAATATAGGAAAGAAAACAATTCTGCGGTAGATGGAAGGATGCTAAAACTAAATCCAACGAAGAAAGAGGACTGGTGTAAAACTTATCAATTCCTAAAACAGATTGGTTATGATGTTACAAAAGATATTCACGAACAATTCGCAAAAAAAAATGGTCTCACCTATAAGGAGAGACCTGCGAGAAACATTTTACAATATACTTGGAAAGATTGTTTAGATGGATTTGATGTAGCAAATCTTCCTACCAACTAATAGTTGTCGTATTACCTTATTATCTCCCGTATTTTGAGAGATATTGGTCACGATGGGATTATGATATAGGAAGAGATGAACGTCTAATGGCGGGGTTCTAATTGCGTCTGGCGTGTGGTAGAATAATTTTTGGAAATCAACACCCCTATCAATCATATCTCCATACATAAGAGGTTCCCAGATTACGAACTCTTCATCGCCATCTGGGAACACAATATTTACCACTATCTTATAATCGTTTGAGGTCATATAATAGTTTTCTTTGTTTCATTTTTGTTATTGCTTGGTCATCAATCAAATCAAGATGTTTGCTCCAAGTGCCTCTCTTTATTGTATTGGAAATATAATTTAACGGAATACCATATTGTTTCATAATAGTCCAAGTTGTCTCATAACCATTTTTTATTGAGTAATGAATATATGCTTTATCGTTCTTGGTTAAATTATATTTATTCTTCTTACTAAAATCTTTTCTATTTTCCCTATTTACCTCCATAGGAACACAACGCAGATTTTCTAATCTATCATCGCCAGCATCTATGTTGATGTGGTCTATTGTTGTTGAACAGAACTGATTATTGAAAGACATCCATACTAATCTACCTACCCTCTTTGTGTATCCTTTTCCGTTATACCAAAGACAAACCATACGATATTCTCTTCCATCTTGACGGACTTTAAGTTGTCTTCCTGTTTTAGCATTTCTTATATTACCAAGGTTTGAGATTTCATAGGTGGGAAAATCCCAACACTCAACCCATTTTTCATCGTTCTTATTTTCCATTTTCAATTTGTTTTATCAATTTTTTTATCTCTTTCAATTGAGTTATTCTTCTATCATACTCCAAAGTATCGTTCAGGTCATTACTATCTGGTTTAGTTTCTTTCAATAATTCTTCTAATGTCTCTGAACCTAACTTTAAGAAATACAACATTGACCTTGTTAGTTCTTTATCCATTATGCCCTCCCTTTATTTTCTTTAGCCTGAGCCAGTTGAAAGGTACTTGGAGCCTTCGATTGCTTTTCTAATGGTTTATCTGTTGAGTGATGAGGGACACTATCAAGTAATCTTTCATTTGTGACTTGCTTGAAGTAATTCTCAAACTTTACAAGTTCATAATGGTTTAAGTTCCAATCATATTGGAAATTGGTTAGGATTTGAGATAATCTTAATACCTCTCTCAAGGTTGGTTTAACCTCAAACAACTTAAACATTTCAATTGCTCTTTCAAGTTGTGATTGACGAATAATTCTTTCGTTCTCTCTTACTGCGGGATTTGTGTTTTTTGCTTCCATTTTTTGTTTTTTATTGGTTTATAATATGTTTTATCCATTTTTGTTCTGCATCTGCTTTACGCATAAACAGGTTAAATCTCTCAATATCCTTCTTTTTTAACCTCAAACTGATATGGTCACCAGCGTAAGTATAAAAATCAAAGATATATTGGTTCATTTCCTCGTCATAATTCTCATCATAAATGTCGCTGATGTGAATGTATTGAGTTCTTGTAATTTCATTTTCTGTGGAACCAGTTGCTTCTGCCATCTTAATTTGATTTTGTTTGGTTTATTTTTTCTTCTTCTATACCACTTACCATTCTTGCTAATTTTTTATGGTAGTTGGTTAAAGGTCTTATTACATATTGTTCTCTTATCCACTTGGCTTTAGCATCCAAGTATTCGTTGAGTTCGTCATCATTCATTAAATCAAACTCCTCTGCGGGTAAATAATCTAAATTGTATCTCATCTGTTATAGGTGTTATTAAATTGCTCTATCTCCAAATAAGTCATACCATTACGGGCAATCTTATTCTCCCAATCATAATCAACCATTCGGTCTCTATCTTGTTTTCTTGATTTTTGATTGATGATTTCATCAACATTCCATTCAACCATCTCATTTGTGGTTCCGCTTACTAATAAATTGTTTTTCATAATTTTTATCCTTTATAATAATAAATATAACCAAGCAGAGCAAAAAAATCAAGCATAGCAAAAAACTTTTCAACTTTTTTTTTGTCGGGCTTGGATATATGAAAAGTATTCATTACCTTTGGGTATAAATAAAAAAATATGGAAAACACAATTGAAAAATTAGAATTAGAATTAGCAGAAGAATTGGCGGCAGAAGCAAGATGCCAAGAAAGAATGGATGACTACCAAAGTTGGATTAAGTCATTTACAAGATTAAAAGATAGTTTATACGAAGAGTGGTGTGATATTCGTAGTAGGGTAAGAGATAAAAATGAAAAAATCATTTTATCAAAGTTGCCTTATAGTAAAGGTGATAGATATAATGTGGTTGATTTCCCCGCCTTCAACCAAGTTAAGATTGAAAGAATTGAAGTAGAGAATTGGATGTATCCTAAAAAGGAAAGTGTTGTTAGATTTTACCTCAAAGGAAAGTTTAAGTTGACTAATAAATGGAGAGAGATTGATAAAATGAGTTTGGAGGAGTTCCAAAATATTATTACAACAAAAGTTAGTAAATAATTTTGTGGTATAAGATATATTCCTTACCTTTATTGAAAATAAAAGATATGGTAAAATTAGAAATCCCCGTAGAGAAAAAGATGGCAGATAATGATTTGTTTGATTGGTTAGACCAACGAGCAGAAGAGTTGAGACAGAAAAACTTTATCCGTCCCTTAAGTCCCCGCCGTAAGAAATTGTATCTTATAGCGACAGAAGTAATGAATGTTCCTAAAACCCCTAAAAAATAATATATGAAGAAAGTAGAAAGACCTGTTGATGCCCTTATTGATGAATTGGAATATTCATTAAGTGAGACCTATGGTAGTCGTTTTGTGATTGACCTTCAAGAAATGTGTGGGATGCATACCCTCAAAGCATTTTTTGGTAAAGATGCTGAAACACAAAATAGTAAAAAAATATACGCTGCTATGTTGAGAGGTGCTTGGTATGCCGCTAACGAAAAACCTTTAACAACTAAAAAATAAAAACTATGAAAACTATAACATTTGAAATTGGAGAAGACCAAAACATCTTACTCAAACTTGCTTTGGACACTATGGGGGTTCGTTTTAATATGGACAAACTAACAGATGAGATATGTTATGAGATATGGAGAGTGTGGCTTGACCATCAGTTTTATTCAGCATTCATAAATCGTGATGAATTGGAAGAACTGATTACACAAGGCGGAGACCTTACTATTTTCCTTGAAGAACAAGGTGTATACTAATAATAGTTTGTTGTTTATAAAAAGAGAAGGTGACCCACGGAGGTCACCTTTTCACTTGGATATGTATGTAGGATAAATAAACGATAGGGAAAAAATAAACCTGTAATGGAAGCAAACAAAGTTAAACCCTATCACTCCTAAATATAATTCTAATAAAAGTTTTCCACTTGTAAAGAAATTATTTTTACGAAAATTAAGTTGCTGATGGGGTAGGTGTGGGTGTTCCTGTAGTTGTACTAGTAGGTGTTACACTCGGTGTTCCTGTATTGGTAGGTGTGTTTGTCGGCGTTCCTGTATTGGTAGGTGTTACACTCGGAGTTGGTGTTGGTTCAACAATATTATAGATATTGAAAACTAAATCTTGATTTGTCGCTATTGGTCCAGGGATTTCAGCAAATCCACTACCAAAATCTCCATCAAATACTTTTGTTCCACCTACAAAATAATCTATGTGAGCAGAACCTTGAACCATAAACATAAACACAGTTCCTCTTTGAGAACCAGTGCCATCATTTATTGTTGTATATGTTCCTGTAATATCGGGACTTCCCGCACCAAGTGGAAATGTTCCACCCGTTATTGTAAAAGTAGTTGATTGGTTTGGTGCTGATGATATACTTGTTATTGTTGTATCAGCACCGCTCTTCATACTTATTGTGAAAAGATTAGCCATATTTTTTTATGTTTTTATTTTATTTATTTTTCTTTTTCTATTGGAACACAATTTGGAACTTCTTTGCCATCAACAATCTTCATTCCAATCATTTCATAACCTTCCCAACAAGGTCCTTGGTCAGCCATACTTTGCTTAACATAAGAACCAATCTTTTCAAGATGTCCGTCCATATATGATACGTCGTGTATCATACCAAGTTCTTCATCTATCTCGTTCATCAGGTCATAAAAATCGCTAACCAATAATGTAGCATCCTCTAATTGTTCGGGGGTTGCTTTCTCATCTTCTAATACTTTTGCTTCAATCTCAAAAACATTATCAGCAAGAACCGCAGCATTTCTAATCATTCTCGCAGTTTCCTCGTCAGGGTTCATCTTCACAAGGTGTTCAAATGTTGCTGTTGCTCCTGGACAGATATAAAAATACTTTGTCTTATATCCTAATATGTTTATCTCCGCAAACGCAACGGGTTCTACCAATAAATCATCTTCCATCACAACTGGTGTGTTGGGAACAACAACTTTACTGGCACAACGTGAGTAGGCTTCTTTATAATCAAATCCCTTTGATTTCTGTTGGGCTATACAAAGTCCTAACGCACTATCTTCAGGAACGTCAGCGAACTCTAATTTGCTCCAATACCTATAATATTCGTTGAACGAGTTAAGACAAAAACCTAATCTCTCTTTTATCTTTGGATATTGTGCTTTCATTTTGTTGTTATTACTACAACGTGATAAGTAAGCACCTCTATTTTCTGCTTTCTTTGGTTGTAAAACAAATATGTCTTCTTTCTTACTCATTTCTTCTTTTTTTCTATAAGTATTATAACAGATTGCCGCCGCTTGTGATTGGTCGTATTCGTCAATTATTTTGCTAATACAACGACTAACAAATTGACTTTCTGTTTCTCCACCTTCTGGTTTCGGTATAGGCATTATAAGTGTCCTTTTAATCTTTTATTCTCTGCGTGTAGTTCGTCAATTTTCTTTTCCAATTCTTGTATCCTGATGTTAAGGCTTTCTATTTCCTTCTTTAAGTCATTGATAATCTGTGAATAAAGATTTACAGATGTTTCAAGGTTTTTCAATACAATTGAGTCAGTTTCAGCATTTGTTTTTCTTCTACCAATAAAGAAACCCGCTAACGCAGTTAAACTATTTGATATAAGTAATATTATTTCGTTATTCATAATAAATTATTTACCAACCGCAACAAGCGAAAGTTGGGTCTGAATACCATTGTAGCCCTGTATTTCTAAACAGGTCTCTTGGATTATCTGTCCAATTACCATTTGTAAGATGAACTCCCGAGAAATATTGTTTTCCAAGATGAGGGAATAAACCTTCATTACTTGTGTAGTTGAAACATAACGGATATAAGTTTGAGTTAAAGATAATCTCATCAATCATACGCTGCTCAAAGAATTGCGACCTATCATCACCACGCTTCTGCATGTAGTTCATTTCACTAATTGTAATAGTGTTTTCAGCACCCGTCACAATCCCATTGTTCTTAATTCTCATAAAGATTGATGGTAATGCTTCTGCGTAAGCCGCCCATATAAGCATCGGTTGGACGAAGTATTGTAAAAAGTTATTATCCGTTTGATTGGAATTGATTGTTCCACCTGAAACTTGATATAATAAACTCTTATAGTATTTCGCACCTATGATATATTCTAATTTCGTTTGCTGAACTACGGATATGAAAGGTAATAACACCGATGATGTTACGTTCGGGTCAATATCTGTAAAGTTTTTAAGTTTGTTCTCACTAACGAGAAGAACGTTTTGAGGAACTATGCCAGGACTACTCATTTGTTTCTGTTATGTTTTCGTTTTTATCAACACCAACCTCTTCTACTTTATCTATATTGATGTTTTCAGTAGGTGCTGCGTCAGGGATACTCACCATGATAAATTGTTTAACATCTATCTCCGCAGGTGTTCCATCTCTCAACAATAATAATTTCTCAAAAATCTTTTTGATTTCTGTTTGTATAGGTTGAATAACCAAATGTTGAAAGTGGTCTTGTGCTTCAAGATGGTCAGGTGTTCCTAACCCACCAGGTGTAATAATACCAAGTAATTCGGGACTACTAATTTGGTGAGATGTAAGGATTGCTTGTTGAACAGCGGCTCCCATTTCAATCCACATCTTATCACTTGAATTAGATGTGATTTGTGTAACCTCTGGTGCTTGGTCTTTGCTTTCCGCAAACGTTAAGAATAACTTACCAGGATTGTTTGAACCACCATACTTTGCGGTCATTGACTGGTATATTTGTTCTCTTTCTTCAGGTGCAGGTATTCCATTATTTAGGGAAACAAAAAGAGAGGGTTGAAGGTTATTACAAATATTGT